CAAAGTTTGAAGGCACATTTAACTGCTGGCTAAAGCTACTCGTATCAGCAAACGTCTTCGTTATTGGAAATGGCAGGAACGGAGCTGAAACTTGGAACGCTCCAGCAGATAAATACTCAGGACCAGGTTGACCCCAAGTTAAAGTAAACGCATCACCCGGCTCAAACACATTCGTATTAGAAGACATAAGTAGTCCACCCCCAGTCATCGGCACTAGAAGCAGACTATTGTAGGCATTATAGACGGTAGCAAGGATAAATAAATTACCAGCAAAGCCCGTATTTAAATTCGTAAAGGTGTAAGAATTATCCGTTGATTGGTCTTTAACTACATATTGACCTGCAGGAGATTGATCATAGTCATACAAGTACAAGGAGTACTTCAATCTACCTAAAGCCTTACTTCCCGCTGCAATAAGTTGAACTTGTACTGAAGAACCTGGTAATCCTGGGTAGTAGTAATCTTGGTTTAAGCGTACCTCAATATGCTTGTATGCATTTAACCTGTGGTCGGTGCCATATCTCGATGCTCCAACAAGAATGTCATCAACTGTCAGGTTACCACTTTGATTATAGTCTCCAGATACATAAGCCTGTGGTAAAACAACTCCAAAAGGCTTATTAACTAAATCAAGAATAGGAGAGTCTTCTTCTAACTCTTCTCCAGCATACAGGGTAAAGACTTGGTTAGAAGGTACGTCTGTGAAAAGAGTCTCTAATACTAACGGGCCAATACCTTCAGGCATAGTAAACGTGAACGTAGCGTTGCTGCTATTATTTGCAACAGCTGTCAACTCACTTACCACTACACCTAAGTTGGTAATCTTCAAGCCTACATTTAGGTTGACGAATGTGTAGGGAGTAGCTGGACCTACAGTCAAGGTAACACTACTACCTACAGCAGTACTCGTAGGTAAGTTTGTGATTGTAGTATAGTAGCTATTGGTAACAGTATAAGTCCTAAATCCTACAGGAGGAGTATATCCCTCAAATCCAAAGAACTGGCTATCAATTAGCTGAACTCCAGTACTTTGCTGATATTGTTGTAAGGCTGCAAAAGTATCCTGAAGCTGACATTCACGCTCCAGTTGATATTGTGCCCGGATAAGGTGTAAATCACCTACAGTATTGAACTCCTTAATCAGAGCTGCCCTATATGCAGCTGCTGTGGGGTAATCACTAGCGTAAACCATATCAACATCCACAAGAGCAGTTACAACCAGTACCCGTGCAGATATTTTTCATCATGGTTATTTTTTGATCAGCTTTAGTAATACGCCCGTTAGCCATATCAAGGTGAGCACCTTGACGGAGAACAACCAATTCGTTAAGAGTATGCAGAAGCTCCTTGTTACCGCACTTGGTACAGAGAGATGCAAGATATGTGTCTAACTTATCTGAGATACACATATCGATTGTTGGGATATACATATGGTACTCATCATATGTATATGGTGTCGTACTGATGTTGTACGATACTTGGATTCTATAGACACCATCCTCAAACGAAGAGCGCGGAGGAGTTAAATCCCCCGGCTCTATCGTTATCGGATATGATGCTGGATTCGTAAGATCGTAACCCAGCGAGTTGTTATTTAAAGTAACAGCTACAGTTGCATTTGGCAGAGTTACCTGCACAACCAAGCTAGTCCTATCTGTTTCAATAGGAGTATGGTCATACAACGTAAAGTTGCCGTTTTGAGGAATAAACCTCCAGTATCCTGTAGCCATTAGTTAAATAGATTAGGGAAGCGTAACGCCAAAGATGGTCTCCATGATGGTGTCAAATGCAGCAGCTTCGTTCGTATTGGAATAAATGACCAATTCGTGTGTGTGCAGTTGAGATCCAACTTCTTGCTCCAGCATAACCGTATACTTAGTGTAAGTATGCGCAGGATTCACCGTGTACGGCGGAATTTTGGTGTTCGGACCAGCAATGTTCGTGACACCTAAAAACGGAAGAGCAGACTTCTCATCAGCTAAAACAGCTGCAGCAGTACCAACAGAGTAAACCGGAGCAGTAACAGCACCAAGGTTAGACTCGTCGTTAGCAACAACCTTAAGAAGACGGTTCAGCGGGAAGGTGACCGTGATAACACCTGCGGCATTTGACGCACTAACTCCATAGAACTGCGTACCAACTTTTGCACCGATAGCATCGATACCAGCTTCGATTTGTGCAGCGGTTCCTTCAATCGTAACCATTGCAAACTTCTCACGACCATCCGTGATGTCAATCAGCTTGATGTAAGGAGCAGTACCTGCAATCGTCACAACAGCCGTACCTGCCGTTCCAGCAGCATAAGCCTTTGCAGTAACTTTTTTTACCTGCGACTTCGTAAATAATGGCGAGTACTTAGTAATATCAGGACCGCCAGCTACTGCATGAACTGTAGCAAATTGGTATTTTGTATCTGCAACTAATGCGGCTGCAGTAGTAACAGTTTGAAGAACGCCCGAGGCAAGTTCCTTCTGAAACCAGAAACGGCCATCATCTTTAGCAACATTGTAAAAGCCTGCCAACACGTCGCCCTGTCTGACGACGAACACGGTTTTTGTAAAAGACATTTTATTGAGATTAAAGGGTTTCGTTATTCAGATTGAGATTGCTCCATCGTATTCGTTTGGTATCTAGGCGATTCAATTGCCTCAACCATATTGCGCACCGTAATATCAACGATTTCTTGGTGCGTATGCTCTGCTAACTCGCAATCTGACAACAAAGATAAACTAATTTGTCTTGGTATTCTGAGGTAATCAATGTAGATGTTTTTTAATATAAACTTTTTACCGTCTTGGAATACTCTGATATTCTCATCGTACATAAACCCAAGAGGATTTTCTGCTGTGCTTTTACTAAACGGGCTGCCTTGTAAAGAGTAAACTTTGTCTTGTTCTGCCACACGCAAGTCCCTGACAACCAGTGGGTCGGCTGTAGTAACTTGGTCTCCACATCCATTAAAATGCATCTCTACACGTGCATTGATGAGGAAGCGGTAGTCAACAGGTAAATCGAAGTCGATAAACTGTACGAGTGCACTTGGAGCCACGCCATCGTCATAATCAATTGTAGTAATCATCCGCAAGTCATCCAGACGCTTTACAGTCTTGCTATAGCCAAGACGCTTAGGATCTGATACGGGATGAAGACGTTGTTTGATAAAACGGTCTTGTGCTCTATTTAACCAGAAATCAATTTCAGCTGGTAAAAAAGAGTCATAGACCGAGGACCCCACCTTTTGGAGTCCTTGGTCTACGGCATAGTGCATCTCTTGTACAGTCATATTAAGAGTAAGCCTTTATTCGGGCTTTGATAGAGGTAACTGTTCCGGTGTTCTTCTTGTCTTTTAAGAACAAAATAGTTTCTTCCATACTATCTCCTAAGACTACATCTGCGTCTAAAATTGAATTACCTACTTTGCGCAGAATCTCTTTGCTTAAGCACTCATTGATAAGAGAGACTAATTCTAAGTCTTTGTCGAGTGCTACTTCCAAGAACCGATCAGGATCCTCTTCTTGGATAGATTCCAAAGTTAACTCTTTTTCTTTTACATCCATCTTATCTGGACGCTCTCCGTATACACGAAGAACCAAATCCATCTTGTTCTCGTCTTCAGAGATTTTAATAAACTCACGGTAAGCCTTCTTACGAATCTGAAGTTCTTGTGAAGCTTCAACAAGCTCCTTACCGCGATCCTGAAGATAGTACTTGATACGCTTAGAACCACTCATCTCTTCCTCGGTTTTAGCTACGAAGGGATGGGCTAAAGCGAACTTATACTTGATGAAGTCAAGCACATTCAATGGGGTGCCATCTTCATCAAGACCTACCTCCAAATCCAATCCCCCTTTGGGTACATCCAAGCTAAAGTTGGTGTAGTAATCCTTTGCTGCACGAGTAAAGGATACATCCGTTGGACTTACCCCAATAATTTCAGGGAGTAATGTTTTTTGTTCAGCTAAAGTGAGACCGCGTACTACGTCTCCACCCGCTGTAAATACCGAACCGATTTTGCGCTTAGACTCCAAGTAAATATCGTCCGGAAGGTTCGTAGTGTTCGAACGACGCTGGAGTGTTACAATGTGTGAGGCCATAACTATAAGGTTTAACTAGTGAATTTCTATTTGGATTGTACAAAAAAGGGGGAGGCACGTTTACCTCCCCCTCCTTTGTCTAACAAACAATTAGGACTTGATGCACTCCAAGTGTAAGCAGTTGGTAGCGCGACGAATCGCAATACCACACTCCTTCATGAAGTGAACCGAAGCACCGTCAACGTCATTTGCGCGAGTTGCGTTACCTGCAAAGCCCGGAGGAACAGTAGCACCAGCAACTGCCCAACGGACCAACTCACGGCCCTTACGAGAGATGTACTTAATGTTCTTCTCACCGTCGTAGGTGCTCATATCGAGGAACACCATACGGTAAGATTCCATCGGCAGACCAGTGACCGGGTGACGATCAGCATTCAGAGCACGTGCGCCATGATCAAACAAGGGCAAGTGACGAACAGTAATCGTGTGACCATCGATGTGCTGGTAGGTCGTGAAGAAGCCACCCATCACCAAGTTAGCACCGCTACCAGAGACGAATGCAGTCTCAGGCGTATTCTTGATGTAGTTGCCGCTTCCAACTTCCTGCTTCATAGCGTTGTCAAACTCTTCGAGACCGCCAATACCCGTGAAGAGTACGATGTTCATCTTCTGAGCGTCAGATGCACCATACAGGGCATCACGGACAACAGCCTTCAGCTTGGCAGCCGTCAAGGTAGAGTAGGTATCGACGTTCGGGATTTGCTCCAAAACACCTGCACCCAACGAAATCGGCTTACCGTTATCATCCTTAAGGTGGATAATACCGTTAGCATCGCGGTTGTATTGCGAGTACCACAAAGCGTATTCGGTCTCTTCCTTCCAACGGAGCATATGCTGGTACTCCTCGAAGTCATACCACAAGTTCGTGCTACGGCCACCAACATTGAATTGGAAGTTCACAACACGGTCGGGCATATTGCCTTCGTATGCGTAAGACTTACGGATGAGAGAGATTTGGTTCCGCATTTTGGACGGAGCAACCCAATGGCTCTCGTTACCACGCGATCCGCTCATTGCAGCCGGAGCATACAATTGGACGAATTGCTTGTTTTGAAGAGCTGACGCACCAACACCAGCACCATCGCTAGCAACCAACTGGCAAGAGTACTCGTAACCACCAGCAACAGCCTTCGGGTCATCCATAATACGCAGTTGCGTACCATCGCTATCCTCGATGATGTACTGGCGAACGAACCAACGCTCAGGGAACGTCAAAATAACACGCTGGTGGTTAGCACCCGTACCAGCTTGCGTCGTGCAGGTGAGAGCCTTGTTGAGGCGGCCCATCACCGGGTAATCGTACTCAATATCGTTGATGTACTGAGTAGCACCCATACCTTCCGTCAAGAAAGAAAGCGGGAAACGCTTATCCTCTTGTCCAGCGAGGTGGGTAATAACGGGAGAGAGAACGTCGGGTTGGGTAAGCAGAGCATTAGCCAACGAGTTCTCGTCAGTCATTGCGGACGAATTGAATACGTCCTCATAAAGCCGAAGCTTTCTTAAGTTATCAGCAGCCATTATAAAAAAAGATTAAAGGGTTTACAGTAATTCATTTAACGGGGGTAATTCAACTGGCTTCGTGTACCCCGCTCCACCTCCTTTCATACGCTTTGTTGCAGGTTGTGACTGTTGTAAACGCTGCTTCAAGTTTTGGGCTTGAACAGTATTCTTAGTAGACTGTACGAGTTTGTTGAGGTCAAAATTCTTGTACAGAAGATATTCTAATGCTACCTGTGTTTCGATATCCAAAGCTTCACGCTGCATCATACGCTGCGTGCGTCCTTGGTTATCGACAGGTTGACTCATCCAATTAAAGAACTTATTCTTTTCGCTCTCTGGAACATTGAATCCACGCAAGACACCTTTGTCAATAGTAGATTTGATATTGTTCCATTGCTGCTGTACTTGTTGTTGCTGTTGTTGAGCTTGAAGCTTTTGCTGTTCGACTACCTGTTGTGCTTGTACAGTCTGATAGTCTTGCAACTTCTTAAGATTCCGTTCAGCTTGTTTACCAAGGATACCTGCGTCGAGGTACTCTTGTACTGTTTCTTGAATCTCTTGCGGCTCAAACCCCTGCAAAGATAGCCATTTTTCAACGACGTGTCTTTGTACAGACAAATTATCTTCGCTGATTTGAACTGCTGTGTAGTCTACTTCAGGCGAATGTGCTTGAAAGTACTGACGCGGATCGCCACCATTGTAGCGATACTGCAAGTATTCTGCTACGTCAGGGAACTGCGAGAACATTGTATCTAACTGTTCCTTAGCAATTTCCGTTGCTGCATTACGGGTAAATTCTACAATACCATCGTAATCCTCATTGAACTCCCCTTCGATTTCATATCCTAACTTTTCTTTTAGAATTTGAATTACTCCAGGTTCTTCATCCGTAGCTTCTGTTGCAGTTACCGAGGATTCCTCGACAACTGGTTCTACTACGGTTTCTTCTACTTCAACATCTGACTCAGGCTCCGTCGTTTCAACAACTTCTGCCTTTTCATTGAGTACTCCCGCATTCGCAGGGGCATCATCATTAAGAAGATTAGCTACAGTAACCTTGCTTAAATCCAGTGGTTTTTCTACGCTCATATTTTGCAAAATTATCGGTTATATCAAAAATTTATGTAAGATTTCTTGGTGAGAAGTCCCCATTTATACTATTAACCTTTTTGTTTCATAGCCTCTACACGTTGGCGTTCCACTTCGAGGCGTTGTCTATCAATCTCATCTCTTCGTCCGTTGCCATCAGCATCCATACTGAGGTTACCAGCTAACCTTATTTTCTCAACTTCAAGCTTAGTAATGCGGTCGAGTTCGTTCTGTTGGGCTTCAAACGCTTGCTTCTCTTGCTGTAACTGAGCAGCAGCTTGTGATTGCTGTTGCGCCATCTGTTGGGCCTGCTGTTGCTGGGCCTCTTGCATCTTTTGTTGTTTGTCTTCAACTTCCATGAGCAGCTTTTTAATGCCGCTGAAGTTAGCACCATCCAAAATCTGTGCAATTGTTGAAGGCTGCTGTC